CTTCGATGACCGTGGTCAGTGTGTCATGCAACTCCACTACCGTGGGAGTGTCACCGACCGATTTTCGACTTGGTCCGCAAGCGGAAGCAGCCAGCAGGAGGCATGGAAGGAGGTACGAATACTTCATCTGATTTTTGAATTTAATAAAAAGATATAGAACGGATATGTTACCTATCACGATTACTTGTCGGGACGCACGATGAGCGTGTCAAGGAACGTGCCGAGGTCCTTACGGACATCGTAGCAAGGGCATTGCTTGGTCCATTCATAGGACTCGACAATGCCATCCTTGTTGGTGTCAGGCGACGTGTCACGATGACCCAGCACTTCGATGATCTTATAGCGCGAGCAGATATCCTGAATCAAGCGGCGGATGGACTCCTTCTGCTCAGGCGTGCGCGTATCAGCCTCCTTGCCGTTGGCATCCAGCCCGCCGATGTAGCAGATGCCGATGGAGTGATAGTTGTAGGAGGATGACGAGAATCCATGATTGGAGCAGTGAGCGCCGACCATAGACTCCGGACGTCCAGTCTCAATGGTGCCGTCCAGGCATACGACATAGTGATAGCCTATCTGGCTGAATCCGCGAGAGCGGTGCATCGCATCGATATCAGACGCATGGAAGTCCCTGCCTGCGCGAGTGGCAGAGCAGTGGACGATGATGGAATCCGGAATGTTATTTTTGTTGTTCATTGTTTTGGTCCTCTTCTTGTTCTTTAGATTTGGTGATTATTTTTTCTGCGGAAGAGAGTGTGCTCTCTCCATCCTTAATGATTTTCCGCCACAGCAGGCGAAAGAGTTCTACTTCATTGACGTCATATCCTTTAGAATTCATGTAATTGCGGAAGCAAGAGATCACTTCACGTAGATAGATGAAAGCGAGGATGAGATACTTGATTGCGTCCACATGGAAGGCGTTGCTGAGCGTGGTAGAAATCAGCACCCAGCAGACGTAAGAGAAACCTTTGTCGATGGTCATCGCGAATGCCTTCGTGATGGAAACCTTCTGATGATGATGCAGGAGGTTCTTTACCCCGAAGTAAAGGTCCCCAATGAGGAGCGGAAGAGCGGCAATAAGCCAGGGAAGCATATCCATATAAGTGTTGTATAGGTAGGCGTAGAGGACAACAGCCGTGCCACCCTGCGTCAGGTTGTTACTTAGATTACTACTTGTATCGTTCATATTAATCGGCTTTAAAATAGGTTGTAATATCTAGTTACATTTGTAATGGATTGGCGGCACCACCAGCGAGCTGAGGTGCCGAAGGCTGGCCTCCAGGCTGTTGCTGTTGCTGCATGGCTGCTCCGCCTTGCATCTGTTGTTGCTGCTGTTGCAACTGATTCTCGTACTTGTCGAGCACGGAGAGTATCTTGGCCGAGTTGGGGAAGTTACCCGCTTCGAGCGCCTGGCGATAGGTGAGTGCGCCCTGAGCGACCATGTTGAGGAGCATCTGATTAGAGAGCTCACGTACCACCGGAGAATTGACGCCCTGAGAGATGGTGATATCCGTCTCGACATCGCTCATCGTATCCATGTTATAAGGAATGATCTGACCGGCAATCTCGATGGACTTGCGTCCGGAGTAATGGCCCTGCATGATTTTCACCACCTTATAGTCGGTGCGCTTCAAGAAGTCGTAGTAAGAGTTCATGAGGTCGAGGATGGAATAAGAAGCCTGCGTGGCCTTGGCTTGATAGAGCACACCCGACTCACTGCCCTGCCCCTTGCCCTGGAGTGCAGGTTGCACGCCGGAGACATCGTCGACCATGGAGCGCGAGAGCTGAAGGATATAATCGAAGCCACCAGGTATGGTTGACGCCGTGGAGGTGGTTGGCATGTTACCGCCGCGCTTACTTGTATAGAGAATGATACCGTTGGAGCGCACATACTGATCGGCAATATCCTCAACGGACATGTTATCTGAGAGAGATGCTTCATCGAGCATGAGCACGCCCTTGGCAGCGTTACGGATGTAGAAATCGAGCGCCACCATGTAGTAGTTGAAGTATTCCTGCGACGGAATCATCTCAGAGATGAACGGATGGAACTCACCATCGATATACGGATAGGGCTTGAAGATGAACGGATGGAAGGATTCAGCTCCACTCCAGTAGGGAGATACACCTTCTTCGAGGATGTATCCATCCGGACTCATGTAGCGGTAATACCAGTATGTTTCGATGCGGCGCTCATAGGTGATGATGTTCTCTTGCTCGAACTTATCCGCAGGGATGAACAGCAGTGGCTGACCATCGTCGCCCAGCATGGGAGTGCCATCGGGATAACGCTTGACGTTGAGCGCACGACGTTTCTCGTTCTCCGCATCGATGGATGCACGGTCATTGTAGGGAATGAAATATGGATTTCCTTCATGAGGATCGAGACAGAACCATGCTTTACGGCGCTCCTTGGTCCACATTTCAATGACGCGGCACTTTCCATACTCCGTGGGAGCATAGAAGGATGTATCTTCGATGCGGCTGATACGCTGATCAGTGGAATAGGTGGTGGCCAGATACTCATCACTCATGCAGCGCTCGTAGATCTCCTTCAGCCGTTGGTCATCGGCATCGGAATGAGAGAACTTGGCCAGGACATCGGAGAAGTCGAGGTCGTGGAGCATGCCGCAGAAGCGGATGTTAGAGAGGTTGAAGTCGAGGTCGAACGGGAAGAAGACGACATTGGGGTTCACGTAGTCAGTGAAGACATCGAGCTTTCCGTTACGATAGCCCCAGATGCACTTGTAGACCGGAAGTCCACCGATGAGGAATTCTTCGAAGTTGCGGGCATCGATTTCACTGCGGTTGTTGAGGTCGAGATTCTTGCGGAGGAGCTCCGTAAGGATATCGGCGTACTTCTTTTCGTTGGGGTCGATTGCGTTGCAGACCGGTGCCGAGTCGTTGGCACGGAACTGTCCCTGGACGACACGCTTGATCTTGCCGAGGATGTTCGTCTGAAGCGCAGGGATGCCGCGCTCCTGAAGATACTGCTCCTTGGTCATGGTGCGTCCGTTGTAAGTGATGGTCTGCTGCTGATACTGCTGACCGTAAGCGAATGCTTTGCACTTGGCACGCATCTTGCGGAAAGGCTCCAGGCGCTGATAGGCCATATAGGCCATGTGCAGACGGTCCTTCGCACGGCGCACGCCATCGAAGTTCTTACGCTCATAGAGCAGGGTATCATCTATTCTTTCTGCCATAATTATTCTTCTATTAATAAGAGCAAATATAATGGTAGAGGGAGCTACGTGCACCATATAATGATAGCGGTTGTCATTATATGCGGAACGTGCGGAAGTGCTTGCCTATATTTGTGATAATTAATTAAGCACCATGAGCAAGAAGACTATCTGTATAGATTTTGACGGTACTATTGCGGAGTATGATCCGGAGAAGTACGAGGATGATAAGTTCGGTGAACCCATCAATGGAGTTCAGAGCGCGTTGGCTACGCTGAGAAAGAACGGGTATAAGATTATTATCTTTACCACCCGGAAGAACAGCGAGAAGTTCAAGAAGTATCTGGAGGAGAACGAGATTCCGTATGACCACATCAACGAGAATCCGGACCAGCCGGAGTATAGTAACGCGGGTAAGCCGATAGCCGACTTGTATGTGGACGACAGAGCCATTACGTTCCGCGGTGACTGGAAGAGATGCTTAGAGGATATTGCTTTTTTCCGTGAGCCGAAGAAGAAGGATGAGCAGAAGAGCTTCGACGATGCATTCAAGAACTATAAGAAGATGGCCGAAAATTCAGCCAAATATTTAGATTAGTGGAGTGAGTGAGTTATGACAATAACGATTACCAAGAGTGACATCTACGCTTTCGCGATTTCGGCTACGGCGCTTGTGGGCCGCAGGCTGGATGACTATGCCGGCATTGCTGCGACGGAAGATAACCAGGCGATTCTGGAGGCTTATCTGTGTGCGGCAGTGGTTGAGGCTCAGGCGAAGATACGGAAGCGGTTGAAGTCGTCGAGCGACTTGCTGATGAGCATCACCGGGACATCGGTGACGGTGGAGATCAAGGATGAGCTGCGCGTGGATGATGCGGTGACGAATCTGATTTCTGCGGAGGTGAAGCAGTATTGTTCGCACTACGTAGTCGGCGCCTGGCTGATGGGCATTCCGGCGGCGAAGGAGCAGAGCGATAACTACATTGCTATTGCCGGAGACTACCTGAACCAGGTGGCGGCAGCGGTGCTTCAGCGTTCTGTGTTCGAGCTATCGGATGATGATTATGAAGATAGTATTTCGGAGGAGGAGCAGGAATCATCATCGGAAGGTGGTGGTGCTGCTGACTTTTCGGAGCGTGCGGATGAGGAGGAGCAGGAATCATCATCGGAAGGTGGTAGTGCTGCTGACTTCTCGGAGCGTGCGGATGAGGAGGAGCAGGAATCG